ATGGAAATGGGCGGCGACGAAGAAGGCGACGACGAAGGTGAAGAAGGTGACATGGAAGATCGTGTAATGGATCTTGAAGATGCGCTAGACGACCTAAAAGCAGAATTTGAAAAAATGATGGACGGCGACGACGAAGCTGGTGATGATGAAGAAGGCGGAGACGCAGTTGACGACATGATAGACGATGTTGAAGACGAAGCAATTGCTTTTGAATCAGACGAAGAAGTNGAAGAAGCAACTGACGAAGAAGTTGATGAAAGCAAAAAGTCAGCAGGCGAAACAATGCGCGAGTATGTTGAAAAAGTATCAGCTACAATGGGTGACACAGGTACTAACGGTACAAAGTCAGCAGTAGCAGGTAAAAATGACATGGGCGGCACAAGTGCTAATATTGCAAAAAATGCAGTAGCTGGTGATCCAGAAGCAGGCGCAGGTTCAACTGTAAAAGGTTCAGCACTAAGTGATACAAGTGCAAAAGAAGATTCGGCTGGTAACGTAAATGTTCCAGGCGGTAAAGCTGCTAAAGCAGGCAGCAATCAACCTGGCCACGGCGCTGAGAAAAAGGGCAAGCCAGAGACAGCAGCTAATAAAAAACCAACTATTGGCGGCTAAAAAAGACGTTAGGAACCAAACATGGCCAACTTTTTAAGAGAACATTTGACATTTGACCAAGCAGGCATGGTACTTGAGACCGCGGAAAACTCAAATGGAGGCAAAGATCTTTACCTAAAAGGTATTTGTATCCAGGGCGGAGTACGCAACGCTAACCAGCGTGTGTATCCTGTAAATGAGATTGGAAGGGCTGTCAAAACTCTCAATGATCAAATCAGCGAAGGTTTTAGTGTAATCGGCGAAGTTGACCACCCAGAGGGTCTTAACATTAACTTAGATCGTGTAAGTCATATGATCACAGATATGTGGATGGATGGCGATAACGGTTTCGGCAAAATGAAAATCTTACCAACCCCTATGGGACAGTTAGTTAAAACTATGTTAGAAGCAGGTGTTAAACTAGGTGTTTCCTCTAGGGGCTCTGGTGAAGTTGACGGTAACGGCAACGTTACTGGTTTTGAAATAATCACTGTGGACGTTGTGGCTCAACCCAGCGCCCCCGGTGCATATCCAACTCCGATATATGAACATATCATGAATACTCGTGGCGGGATGAAGGCATATGAATTAGCAGAGGCAACAAAAGAAGATGCAAAGGCACAAAAGTTTTTAAAGAATCAATTGGTTAATATAATCAATGGTCTCCAATAAACGAGGAGAATAATATGTTGGACGCATTAAAATCACTCTTCGAAAGCGATGCACTTACAGATGATGTAAAAGCAGAACTTCAAGAAGCATGGGAAGCTAAAATCGGTGAAAACCGTAAAGCAGTCACTGCGGAACTTCGTGAGGAGTTTGCTCAAAAGTACGAGCATGACAAGCAAACAATGGTGGAAGCTATTGACAAGTTGCTTGAGGAACGTCTAGCTGAAGAAATTTCAGAATTTGCAGAAGATCGTCAGCAGTTAGCTGAAGCAAAAGCGAAGTATGCTATTGCTATGCGTGAAAACGCAGACCTTATGCAAGGTTTTGTTATGGAACAGCTTAAAACAGAAGTTTCCGAACTACACGAAGAACGCAAAGCAATGGCTGTACAGCATGCTAAACTTGAAGATTTTGTTGTTGAAGCATTATCTAAAGAAATTGCAGAGTTCCACGAAGATAAACAAGACTTAGCTGAAACGAAAGTACGATTAGTACGTGAAGCTAAGGAACACTTCGCTAAGGTCAAAACAGACTTTATCGAAAGAAGTGCAATAGCAGTATCAGAAACAGTTGACAAAGCTCTACGTAGCGAAATACATCAACTTAAAGAAGATATTGATGAAGCAAGACAGAACGACTTTGGTCGTAAGTTATTTGAAGCATTCGCAAGTGAATACACAAGTAGCTATCTAAACGAAAACTCAGAAACATCTAAACTTTTAAAAGTTGTCGATGCAAAGAACAAGCAGATTAGTGAAGCAAAAGTTGCTGCTAAGAAAGCTATTGAAATTGCAGAAGCACAGCAAAATAAAAATAAAGTACTTTCTGAATCAGTTCGCAGAGAGAAAATTATGACAGATCTAGTTGCTCCTTTATCAAAGGATCAGCGCGATATCATGACAGACTTACTGGAAAGTGTACAAACTGACAGATTAAATAAATCTTTCAATAAGTACCTACCATCAGTTATTGACGGCAACGGACCAGCGAAGCGCAAGGCAGTCTTATCAGAGGCAAAAGAAATTACAGGCAACAGAACACAAGAAAAAACTATGACACCAAAAGCAGACGATTCTAATGTATTAGACTTACGCCGTCTTGCTGGATTAAATTAAGGAGATTATGATGTCAGAACTATTAGAAAGTCGCTGGACAGACACAAAGACTGCTCTTCTTGAAGGCCTAGACGGTAACAAGAAGTCAGTAATGGCTGCCACACTAGAAAACACTCGCAAGTATCTTTCAGAAGCTGCAACAGCGGGTGCAACAAGCGCAGGTAACGTAGCAACACTTAACCGTGTTATCCTACCAGTTATCAGACGTGTTATGCCAACTGTTATTGCTAACGAGTTAGTAGGTGTACAACCTATGACTGGTCCAGTTGGTCAGATTCACACACTACGTGTACGTTACGCAGATGCTTTTAACAGCACCAACGGAACAGACACAGCAGCTGGTGATGAAGCACTAAGCCCATTCAAAATTGCTGAAGGTTACTCAGGTGCCGCAGCAGACGACAGGGCAGCAGCCACAAGCGCATTAGAAGGCGCGGCAGGCAACAGAATGAGCATTCAGATCTTAAAGCAGACTGTTGAAGCTAAATCACGTAAGCTATCAGCACGTTGGACCTTTGAGGCAGCTCAAGATGCACAGTCACAGCATGGTATTGATGTTGAAGCAGAAATTATGGCTGCTCTAGCACAAGAAATTACAGCTGAAATTGATCAAGAAGTATTAGCTTCTTTAGGTTCACTAGCAGGATCTGCTGCTGAAACTTATGACCAATCAGCAGTAAGTGGCACAGCTACTTTCGTAGGTGATGAGCATGCTGCATTAGCAGTACAAATCAACCGCGTAAGTAACTTGATTGCACAGCGTACACGTAGAGGCGCAGGTAACTGGGCAGTGGTATCACCATTTGCACTAACTATCCTACAGTCTGCTACAACTTCAGCGTTCGCAAGAACAACAGAAGGTACATTCGAAGCACCAACTAACACTAAAATGGTTGGTACATTGAACAATGCAATGAAAGTATATGTAAACACATATGCAGCTGACAGCAGTCCAGTACTTATTGGTTACAAAGGATCAAGCGAATCAGACGCAGCAGCGTTCTATTGCCCATATATCCCACTAATGAGCTCAGGCGTTGTACTAGATCCAGATACATTTGAACCAACTGTATCATTCATGACACGTTATGGTTATGTGGAACTAAACAACACAGCATCATCGCTTGGTAACGCAGCTGATTACTTAGGTAAAGTTGACATTACTAACAGTGCAGTAAGCTTCAGCTAAGTTTAATTTATTAAACTAGAATAGGCCCTTCGGGGCCTATTTTTTTGACTTTTTTTAAAAAAGTGGTTGACATTGTTTATAATGATGTTATATTAAGTACATAAGCTAGACGACGGTTTAGATTAGATAGTGCAAGGAATAAGCAACCGCAGCGTTGTAAACTTGGCTAGCACCTGTAGTAGGAGCGCATGAGTGTAGAGATACAAAGATGCGTATTTTGGAAGTAACTTTCCGATGTTAGGCTCTCCGAACTTAGAAATGAGTTGCTGAGGAGTTGTTGGTAATCATTAATCCCAACCTATCACTTTATTATTAAAAGGTCTACCCACTAATGCGGTAGGCCTTTTTTCTTTTTCTTTTCTGTTAACCCTTTGATAAATACTAATGTCAAATAGTGTGCCGCAAGGCGGACTTATGCTGTACCCACAGCGTAGCTCATAGAACGGGCATTGGACTACTTTTTATAGGAGAAAAAAAATGGGAAGACCACTAAACAAGAGATTTTTTGCAGATGCTACTACAGGTCCTGGTGCAGGAGATGAAATCAAAGTTAACTTTCACGACGGAGCAGGCGTTAAAGAAGGCTTCATTGTAAAGCAAAAAGGATCTAAAAGATTCGTATGTTCAGAAACAGGTACGTTAGATACATTACATACTTGTGTGCTAACAACTGGCAAATTACCAGCAGCACTAACAGCAGGTGAAATGGCTATTTCATTCAAAATGGATGATGCAGAAACATACACAGTAAGTAAAATTTCTGGACGTAAAGTAACACTAGTTGCTCCAAGTGCTACAGGCGCAAACGCATATGACGGAAAGTCAGTGCCATGGAACTTTAGTACAAGTACTACAGATGGTGCAGCACAAGTTGAAGAAGCTGGTGAAGATGATGTCTCTAACACTGATGATGACGATTTCACAGCAGACGCAT